TACCAAATGCTCCGAGCGCTGGTGCGCCCTAACGTTCGAGCTAACCTGGACCCAACAGCATGAACAAAATTGACCGAAGCGCGGCCCTGGTGCCTGCTGTTGGGGCTCAGGTTGAGCGAGGGGTTGGGCGGCTGCGTCCGAAGCGCGCAGGACTGCGCGGGCCGATGCCCGTGCGCTGCGAGATTTGCCAATGGCGCGGCCGGCGCCTGAAACCAAGAAGCGCACCGTGTCCGGCTTGCGGCTCGCGCGTGGAGTACGCATGAGAACTTGCGGCGACGGATGCAACGGGTGCGATGACTGCACCGACTACTACTGCGGCGACGAGTACGGCGACGAGCCACACGGACCGCCCGAGTTCGGCTGCTGCCTTCCGCTTGGCGAGTGCTGCATGCCCGGATTGCACTTCCCGAGCGAGTGCCATACGGCGGCAGATTACGAGCGGGCGCACCCGCTGACTGTTGGAGAGTGATTGATGAAGACCGTGATGTTCAACCCGTACACCGGCACGCCGCGCCACCCGAGCGACATTGCCAGCGACCCGAGCGGGCTGCTGATTCTGGAGCCGGGCGCGCCGCTGCGCGCGGCGGCACAAGTGGTTGCGCTTGAGCCAGAAGGGCCGGACGGCCACGGCGTGAACTGGCTGGCCGGCAAGCGACCGAAGCCGGGTGATTTGCTTTATGGCGGCGACGCGGTTGCACGCGCGCTGGCCGCGAAGAACGAGGCCGAGACAAATGCCCTGAAGGCCGCGCAGGAAGCCGATGAATTGCGCGCGGCGCTGGAGTCTGTTTGGCAGTACGGCTCTGACACGTTGTCGGGCAGAACAGACGGACCAGATGACCGGGATTGGCAGCGCGCAGCCGTCTTTGAAATGACGCGGCGCGCAAGGCTGGCCTTGGGGCCTAACGTTCGAATTCAGCCGCGCCGCTAGGCGTCGGCTGGAATGAGGGGTTAGGCCCCTCTCACCGGAGCGATAAGGACTATGGACGACAAGACACTGCTGCTGAAGGCTGCCCGCGCTGCTGGCTACGGGATCAACCAGCGCGGCCAAAGCCTGCGCGAAGCCGAGATTCCGAACGAGCCCTCTTTGTGGCTGACGCACGCGACGTGGTGGAACCCGCTGACCGACAGCGGCCAAGCGCTGGACCTAGCCGTGACGCTGGAAATGGACATCGGGCAGATGCTGACCGAGGGCCATGTGACCGTGACGGGCGTGGCCTTTGACGGCGAGGCGCTGGCGCACGACGTTCCGTGGGGCACAGACCCGTGTGCAGCCACGAGGCGGGCGATTGTGCTGGTGGCCGCCGACATGGCGAACTGACAAGAAGACTTGACACATGGCGACGCACATCACGATTCCGATGGCGCGGCTGATCGAGCTGGAAACGGCCGAGCGCGAGCGCGACATCCTGCGCACCGAAAACGCGGCCCTGAAACGCGAGGCGTACACCTGGAGCAAGGCGGCAGAGCACTACGCGAAGCCCCTGCAACCGCTGGACCCGCTGGAAGTAGAAGAACTGTGGGACAAGGCCAACGAGGAATGGGGGGCATCTTTGACTGACTCCACAGAGCCATTCCGTGGCGAAGATGCGTTCCACCACTTTGCGAGCCTGCTTGAGCGAGCGCATGGCATTGGGGCCTAACGTTCGAGGTATGCGGCCCGACACGGCGCCGCCGACCTAAACGGAGCGAGACAAAGTAACCCGCCGTGGCGGGTCCGTATGACCGAGGGGTTAGCCGCCCCGCGCAACTGTTGGAGAGCAAATATGGCAACGCTGAGAGAGTGGTTCGATGACGAGAAGGTGGACTGGCCTTCGCTGGTGATGATCTGCCACACGATGGCCGAAGGCTCCTATTCGCCGGGCTGGGGCACGCCCGCAGAAGCTGTGCGCTTTGACTTCACCAAGCCCGGTGCGCTGGACGTTCGGCCGCATCCGGTGCTGGATCAGCAGTTTGACAGCGGCTACGGAGCACCGGAAGCGCCGATGTTCATTGCGCAGGACAAGACGCGGACCTACTTCCCGTACCAGTACGACGGCGCGACGGGGTTGGTGGCGGTGCTGCGTGACATTGAGGCGTACATGGACGTGACGAACGCCACCCCGTACCCGGGGGGCGGCTAACGTGATTTAGACGACTCCTGAAGACTTTGCACGATGCACCAACGCAAAAGCCTCCGACACCAGCGCGCCGCCGATGCCCGCTGGCGCATGGACCGCGCCGAGCACGATCGCCGGCAGGGCATCCCTGACCGGCCGGCGTGGACCGACAGCCGCGCGCCATTCAATCTGCCCTTGGCGGCGCTGGGTTGGCGCGACGTGAGGATCGAGCCGCGGTTGGGCTACATCGCGTGGCGCTGCGTCGATTCCGAGACCGGCGAGGTGATCGCCTGCAAGGCTCTGGGCGAGCTGCTGCGCTGGATCGCTGCCCAGGTGCCGCGACAGCTTGGAGCCCGCAACTTCATGTAGTTGCGCCCGGCTCCCCGCTTGTCGCATAATCCGCGCGACCGCGCAAGGTCAAGCGCCTCGGCGCACCTATCCGGCACTGGCCGCACATAGCCCCGGCGGACGTTCCGCCAGATCCCCGGCATGGGGCATCCACGGGGCGGAGCATTGCCGCAACACAGCCCGCACTCGCGGGCTTTCTCATTTTGGACTGGAGCCACCCATGGACGAACCCCGCTCCGGCGGCGCCATGATGATCGACATCAAGCCCGGCGCGATCACGATCGCCACCGAGGCCGGGCAGATCGACCAGTTCGAGACCATCGGCGAGGCTCTGCAGCACATCCTGGACGCTTACCGCCGCGCGGAGGGCAGCGCCAAGGGCATCAATGGCGACTTCCTGGCCGGCTACACCTCGGACGACTCCCTGCGCCAGCGTGACCCCACCGCCCGCGACCAGGCCACGGCCCGGAGGATCGGATGAGCACCGCCACCCTGACCCTGACCGACACCGGCGGCGCCATCGACGCGCACATCGACTTCGGCCCGGCTGGATTCAAGGCCGACAGCCACGCCCACCAGCACGCCATGCTGCTCGTCAAGCACATGGACGACCTCTGCAAGCGCCTGGACCAGCCCAAGGCCAAGACCGGCATCCTCCTGCCGGACGGGCAGGTGGTGTGATGGATCGACGGTCAGAGTTCGCGCCGTTTGACCCGGCCAAGCCATACGAATTTGTCTGGACGTACAGCGCGCACAGCAACGTCGCCAATGTGCAGCGCTTGGCCGAGTCGTATCTGGACGGGCTGGTGCAGGACGGTTACATGCCCAGCACCATGCGAGAGCGGCTGCAAATCACTGCAGGCGTGCCAGCAGACTGCGGCAGGTTTGCTCTTTGCGCCAATTACGACCCCGGGCGGATGGTGGTGTGACCAAGACCAGGAATAAACCGGCAGAAACCCGGCAAGAAACCGGCCGGAAGCCGGCAAGCGGCAACCGGCAACCGGCAGCCAAGAAGGCAAAGGCCAAAGGCAAGCCGGCGCAACGTGAGCGGACGCTAACCGCGTGGCAGAAGTGGGCCAAAGACCCGGACGCGGCCATCGACGACCTGTGTGATCGCGTCATGTCGGGGGAATCCATCACCGCCATCGCGGCCAAGTTGGGAACCAGCAAGCCGAACCTGATCCGGTGGGTTGACGCCGATCCTGACCGTTCCGCGCGGGCGCGAGAGGCCCGGGTCCAGGCGGCTGCGACCTACGACGACATGGCGTTGCAGGGCATCGAGGAGGCGTCTGACCCATTCGAGTTGGCCCGCGCCAAGGAAAAGGCGCACCACCTGCGATGGAGAGCGTCAAAGATCAACCCGCGAGAGTACGGGGACAAGATCGAGATGAAGCAGGAGGTCAGTTTCCAGAACCTGACCGACGAGCAGATCAATGCCGAACTTGCGCGCATCAACGAAAGACTCGCCGGCATCACAGGCCGCGGTTCGGGCGCTTCTTCTTCGTAAGCTGGGCCTAAAGCGCGCGGAGCTAGAGCGCGCCCAGACAAACCGGCTGGCCTACTACACGCCCTACCCGAAGCAGCAGGATTTCCACGCGGCCGGAGGGCCGCTGACCACCCGTGAACGACTGCTCAAGGCCGGTAACCAGGTCGGGAAGACGTGGAGCGCTGGCTTTGAACACGCCATGCACCTTACGGGACGCTACCCGGACTGGTGGCAAGGGGCCGTGTTCGATGACCCGACGATCGGCTGGGCCGCCTCGGAGACAAGCCAGTCCACGCGAGACACGGTGCAGCGGATTCTCCTCGGGCAGCCTGGGGCCTGGGGGACTGGCGCTATCCCGAAGGACGCCATTCTGGACATCAAGCGAGCATCGCATGGTGTTGCAGATGCCGTTGAAACCATCATGGTGCGCTTTGGAGGCGGCGGCGACGTGCAGGCTGGAGCGAGCCGGATCACGATCAAGACCTACGACCAAGGCCGCGAGCGGTGGCAGGGCGAGACGCTCGACTTCGTGTGGTTCGACGAGGAGCCGCCGGAGGACATCTATTTCGAGGGCCTGACGCGCACGAACGCCCGCGGCGGCATCGTGACACTGACCTTCACGCCGTTGAAAGGCATGTCCGAAGTGGTCCGACGATTCCTGATGGAGCGCCCGCCAGGCACGACTGTGGTCAACATGACCATCCACGACGCCAGCCACTACACGCCGGAGCAGCGCCAGGCGATCATCGCCACCTACCCGGCGCACGAGCGCGAGGCGCGAATCAACGGTACGCCGACGCTGGGGTCCGGTCGGATCTTCCCGCTGGCCGACGATGTGGTCTCTGAGACGCAGATCGCGCTCCCGCACCACTGGCCGCGGATCTGCGGCCTGGACTTCGGATGGGATCACCCAACGGCCGCTGTCTGGATGGCGTGGGACCGAGACAACGACGTGGTGCACATCTACGACTGCTACCGCGTCAAGGAGGCAACCCCGGCGGTGCACAGCCTGGCCATCAAGGCGCGAGGCGAGTGGATTCCGGTGGCGTGGCCTCACGATGGGCTGCAGCACGACAAAGGCTCAGGCGAGGAACTGGCCAAGCAGTACCGAAAGTACGGCGTGGCCATGCTCAAAGACAAGGCCACTCACGCGCCTGACAAGGCGCAGCACCAGAAAGAGGGCGAAGGCGGGAACGGCGTCGAGGCCGGCGTCATTGCCATGCTGGACCGCATGCAGACCGGGCGCCTGAAGGTGGCAAAGCACCTGGAAGACTGGTTCGAGGAGTTCCGTCTGTATCACCGCGAAGACGGGAAGATCGTCAAGCTCAACGACGACTTGATGAGCGCCACGCGGTACGGATTGATGATGCTTCGGCACTCCAAGGTCGGCAACCCGCCCAAGAGGCGCACTGCTGCAGTCGCCCCGTTCTCGGGCGGCGCACTTACCGGCCCGATGGGCTAGGAGACCCCCATGAAACCCTTTCGACCGGCGGGCGCTACCGTCACCTTGAGCGCGTCCACCACCAGCGCGGACGGCGCGATCGTCGAGGCCGGGCAGCACGCCCTGGTCGTCAACGTCGGCAGCGTGGCCGCCTTCGTGGCCTTCGGCCGGGCGGGCAGCCTGACCGCGACCGTGGCCGGCGGTGTGCCGATCGCTCCCAACGGCAGCGCGGTGATCTTCAAGGGCGCCTGCACCCGCGTGGCCGTCATCACGGCCACCGGCACGGCATCGGTGTACGTGACCCCTGGCGAGTGCTGAGATGGCGGCCGGGGACCAGTACCGTCGCATCGAGCCCAGCGACATGCTGGTGTTCGACGAGGCGAACAACCTGGTGGGGATTCGCAGCGGGAAGTCAGACTCGGCGGAACTGAGGCTAGGGGCGTCTTTGACGGCCGATCAAGTGCAAGCGACCCTAGCGCTGCTGGACGACAAGGCCGGCCGAGTCGTCGGCGCCGAGCTTGAGCAGCCCGCCGACATCACGCGGCCCGTGACGCGGTACGGCAAGCTGGCGTGTCTGTTCGGCTCCGGCATGTGGTCTGCAACCACCGGCGCTCCCACGCTGACGCAGGGCCACACGGGATGGAACGGGTCCGGGGCGAAGACCGGCATAACCTCTCGAACAGGCATGCCTGACATGCTGAAGGTCGTGCCAGCGGCCAACACGACTGAGCAGATCCGCCTCCAGACGTTCGCCACCAACATGGTGACCCCGTCGCTGAATGGCAAGTTCGGGCTTTGGGTCTACGTGGCGCTGCAGCCTGGCTATCAGGTGGGTGGCACGCCTGCGGGGACGATCACTGTCGAGTTGACAACCAACGCTGCCACGATGTCCAACGGTCTCGGCGTGGGCTTCAACACCAACCAGATTCGAGAGGGCTGGAACTTCCTGACTTTTGTAATGCGCGACTTCGAGGCGTATCAGCCTGCAAGCGGCGTGACCGAGTACCACCCGTTTGGCGTTTCGGCCAGCGGCTACGGCAGCGCAGCAGACGCAAACATCCTCACAACGCCGTTGGCGAGGCTTCAGATTTCGTGGGCCAACATGCTCGGCGCTGAGCTGTACTTCGACAGCATCTGGACTGACTTCGAGTGTCAGGCGCAGATGGTCATGGGCTACGACGGCGGCGTGCAGGTCGTGGGCTACGACGACAACGGCGACGCGATCGTGGTCGGCAAGCGGAGCCGTGGTCGCCGGCGACCCATGGTGCAGCTGACGAAACCGAAGTGGCGCGAGTCGCAGCTGGCCCCCGGCGTGATCGCGCCCGATCAAGGTCTGTTGCCGCTGCCCATGGGCAGCTTCACGTTCGCGCTCGCAGCGCAGACGAACACGTTTCAGGGTCAGATTCAGAAGCCGTTTCGAGGCGAGCGCTTGCTCGTCTCCACGGTGCGCACCGGAACCACCGCGGTCGGGCGTCTCATGGGTCAGATCTTCGTCGGCTCGGACCTCGCAGCGCTGGACGTGCCAGCGGTGGACCTCGAGCAGATCGGGTCGCCGCAGGCCTTCGGCGTGC